GAGTTGGAAATAATTTATATACTGCCATTTTTTATAATGTTACTATTCTTCCTAAGATATCATCTGTGGGGTATTTAACCTCAAATATACTAGGATCTAATGATGGGTATACTACTCCATTTTGAGTTGCACCATTAATATCATAAGCATACTCAGAATATCCGGTATTGGTTCCTGTTTTATTTACAATTATAATATTTTTAACACTTTGTGTACCTGGAATGTTATCTATTATACTATACAAATCTCTCATAATGATTGGTTGGTTAATTTGCCAATTATCTATACGAAAGAAATCAATTAAATTAGTAATACAAGCATTTAATACTTCATTATTATTATAATTAGGTGAAATAATTATTTCAAATTCAACACCTATATTAACTACAAATCCATCTTTTATAGAAATAGTATCTCCTATCATTCTATATTGATTAAGATAACCTTTTAAATTGTTTTTTAAAGTTGTAGATGTTGTAATAAGATTATTATTAGTATTCTGAGTTAAAACATATAAATCTAAATCAGCTCCAGTATCATTTACTAAAGGTTTTTGGATAAATGCTTTACTTACTCCTCCATATTTAGGGGGCATACTTAAAGCTCTAATTAAATAATCATCCGCTGTAACATTTCTAAGTTGTGTATTATAGTTAGATAATGAATTTTGTCTAATTTCTAATAATGTGTCTCCATTTTGTCCCCCAGTAGCGGCATTTGGGTTAGTAGTTGCAAATGAATCAAAAATATATTGAGCAGTAGTTGAATTTAAACTACTTGCTAAAAATTTAACTCCACTTGTAAGTGGTACTACTAATGAATTAGCAGGAACATTTGATGTTACCCCTCCACCTGTTAAATATCTTACTGTTAATGTTGTATTTGTAGGAGCAACACCATAAGTATTTGTAAAAATAAAATTTGTTGGACTATAAGCTGTTGTTAATTTATCTTTTTCAAATGGTAACCCTAATCCTACATTTTTTGGGTTTGGTGTAACTTCTTCGTCAATATCTGCTGGATTACCTGAACCAAATTGTATTTGTAATTGTGTATCTGATTTAAATCTTGTTGCAAACCTACGTTGAACTTGTTTAGTTTGTAATATATAAGGAGCATCATCACTATCTTGGTAGTTATTAGGATCATTAGTATTACTATTTTTTAATGCTTGATAAACTAATTCTTGCCCTAAATGGTCTACTTCAAAATATTCATTTCCATCTGAATCAAATACATCTATAACATGAGATATGCTACCATTATTAATATCTACTGTTGGGAATTCTTGAAAATCTCCAAAAGTAAATGTTGTTGTTTGAATAGTTCCAGATGTTGCTTTTCTTGTTTTTTTAAGTAAATAATATGTTGGATTTCCAGATGATATTTGAGCTATACTTACATCAGTATTATCTTGAGAGCTAGAAACTGTAAAATCTACTGGGTCTTCAATAATATAATTGCCTCCTAATCTAGTAGATACTGTTGTATTTGCTCCAACAAATAAAGCATAATCATAATCGGGTACAACTTCTGTAGAAGGTAATGTTTTAGCAGGTAATAATTGATAAAAATCAATATCTACTGTGGCTAAACCTGTTACTTTTGGTTTATAATTAAACATATAAGCTAACTCAAAAATATTATTATTTTGTCTAGCGTATTGTAAATAAGTTTCTTGAACTTGATTATCAAGATAAAATGAAAGAACATCTCCTACATAGGATGCTTGTTCTATAAATAACATTCCAATAGAACTTGCATCAAAATCTGAGTAAGTATTTGGAAAGTAAGTTTGTGAGAAATTAATAAGTTGAGACCTATAATCTGCAAAATCCTTATTAATATAATTTATGTTTCTGTTAATTGCCATTATTTATGCAAAATTTAATATTAAATTATCATTGATGTTAGTATTAGGAACTGAATAATCAATTTGTATTTTTACAGTACTAGCATCAATTTCTTCTGTTATTATTATATCATCCAATTGTACTTCATCAAATTCACTACTTATTTTATCTTGTATATCTTCTTTTAAAAAATCTAAATTCTCTTGAGCAATTTGGGTAAATATAAATTCTCTTAAACCAGCACCAAAAAGTGGATTTGCTATTCTTTCTCCAGGATTTGTTAATAAATAATTTATTAAATTGCTTTTTATTGCAGCTTTAGTAGTAAAATTTGGGTCAAAAACAGCATCTCCATTAAGGGGTAAATTTATACCTACAGCCCTTCTAGTATTTAAATCAACAGGAAATATTCTTCTTTCTCCAAATGCCATTTAACTATTTTTTATTCATTAATCCCATTATCTGATCCATAGAAACATTTCCTTGTGGTAATTGACCATTTGGACCCGCTGTATCAGCATTTGTTACTTGTAAAGGAATATCATTTGTTGTTGCGGATATGTTACCACCACCACCAGGTCTCATACTATCTAAAACACCCATCATATTTTCTCTTAACTTTACTTTATCAGTTTCAGGTAGATTAGTTGATTGAGGTATTGATTGAATTACTTGTTTAGGTGCTTTAACTGCTTCTAAAAGAATATCTTTTATTTCTTCTTGAATAGCTTCTTTTACAGCTTCTTTTACTATGTTTTTTAATTGACTGACTTTCATATATAATGATTTATTATAAATATTAAATTAAATTGCTTTTAAATCGTTTTGTTGGATATAGAACACTAATTCATCTATTAGAATTTGATCTACTGAGCTAAATGATGGTTCTCCCTTTAATAATGTTATTCCTCTAGAATCTTTTGCTACAGCAAATCTTCTTTTTAGATCATCTAAACCATTTCTTTCGGTTTCTACAGCAAGTTCAAAACCATTTATACTTGCTACTATAGGTTCTCCATCTTCTTCTTGTTCTTGTGTTAGATCTATTAATTCTTGTGATAAAGCCTCAAATTGAAGATTATCATCTGTAGTGCATTCTTGGCTTAATTTATCAATAGCATTTAAAAGAGCTATTGCTGATATAGACCCAGCAACTGCAAATAATAATGCTACTAATAATTCTCTATTTAGTTCTTTATTCTGTTCTTCTAATTCTTTTAATAAAGTAATTATATTTGTAAATTTATTTTGAAAGGCAGTTGTTTGGGATGCTATTAAACCCCCAAAATCTTTAGCTGGTGGGATACCTATTGCTTGAGGTATAGGTAAAGATTGTATTGATATTCTACCTGATTTAAGCGCTGCACCTAATACTAAAGCAGCTGCTGCTATTCCAGTATTTACTGCTATACCTTTATATATATTATTTAATTGTCTAACTACTTTATTTCTTCTTTTTATTACATCTCTTAGTCTTGAAGGTGTGGGGCATGTTTTTTGTTTAGATTGTAAAAGTGATGTTATACCAAATTCTATAAGTAATCCTAAAAGTACAGGAAATAAAGTACGTTTAATAATATTAGTTATTCTTAATACTGCTTTTCTTCTTTGTACTAATGCAGCTTCTATTACAGATAAACCTAATACTTTTGCCTTATTTAATACCATATTGGAAGCATTCTGGTATAATAATTTAGCTCTTTCTACCTCAACATCTATTGATGTAATTTTGACTGTAGATAAATCACTTTTAACTGTTCTATCTCTATTTAAGATAGGTTGATATTTAGGGACATAACCTGCTTTAGTATAAACTAAATATAAATTAAGTAATGCTCTATCATTTACAGGTAAAACTGGTACTCTTATACTAATATCAAAACTTCCATCTATTGGGTTTGTAGTTGCATTAAATTTAAGTTTTTTAAGTTCTTCTCTTTCTTCAAGTCTGGCTGCTTTTATTTGGTCACCCTCATTTCTTCTATATTCTCTTCTTTCTTTAGGTGTTAAAGCTTGGATTTCTTTTGCTGTTAAATTTTCTAATTTTAATGTATATAAACTTATATCCATAAATTTACTACCATCAGCACGAAAAGGTGGTAATATCAATGTATTAGGATAAGGAAAATATTCTACTCCTTCTGCTAAATCTAATGGATTAATTTCTCTAACATCGGCATTTACTGTAGGTAAAACATTTTTTGAAGAAAAAGTTGTATCATTATATTCAGGGTCTGGAGAATCGATGCTTACTCTATCATTTAGTTGTTGATCTAAAGGTATTTGGTTATCAGGTAATTGTAAATATGCAGCTGTTATTGTTACCCCACCAAAAGATCCATCTGTTTCACTTGTAGTAACTTCTAGTTTTCTTGTTCTTTTTTCAGATTCAGATAGTGTTTGGTTTTGATCTATTTTTTTCCACTTTTCATCTATTTCTACAGATTCACCATATACTTTACCACTAATAGTATATGTTTTAAGTGTTGGGGTATAATCTCGTTGTTGTTTACGAATTAAAGCTCTTATTTCTGCCTTAGCACTCTCAATAGCATCTCTTGCACTGTCTCTTCTATCTCTCCATCGTTCTCTTCTTCTTGATCTTCTAGCAGCTCTTTCTTCTCTAGATAAACCTTCACCAAAAAAATCTAAATTTAATTCAGGGAATTGTAGTGATAAATTTGGTATATCTACATCTAAAGCAGCAAAATCAATAGCATCAGTATACCCAGTAGCAAATTGAACAAATTGTTCTTTACCATAGTTTACTATTTCTTCTTCAGTAAGATCATTAATTTCAATCCCCTGATTATTAGCATATTGTACTCCTATTTTTCTTAATTCTTCAGGTGGAATATTATTAGTATTACTTACAATATCAGCTTGAGATTTTATTACATTAGCTTGTGCTATACCTTGTTTAGCTGCGGTTACAAAACCTAAACTCATTAATTCAGATTCAGTTAGTTCTGCTCTAGTTGCTATAGACTCTATTTGTTTATTTATAGCCTCTGTAGGTATTTCTTTACCAAAAAGTTTTTTACCTTTAGTACTACCTAAAAATTCTTCTGCTAATTTTAATATTACTGCTTCTGTAGCCATTTTATGTAGTTTGAACAGTTTTAGATAACATTATTCCTAATTGTCCTTTAAATCCTTCAATTATTAATTTTAAATTATCTGCCATAGGAGCACTTACAGATAAATTAGGTTCTTCTATTATAGCTTCAGCTAGAAAATTCATAGCATCTAATAACGCTCCAAATTGGGTCATAAATGTATCTCCTAATATTAAGGCCTCTGTAGCATTTACTCCTCCTAATTTTACATTATTTCCTCTTATATTTATATTACCCTTTCTTGAAAATAACCCTACATCATCTACAGCAGATATTCCAATATGAACATGAGAATTTAATAAAATACTATCTAAATTAGTATTAAGTACTAAACGTCCCGAATTTAAAACTATTTGAGGTTTTGAATATAACCCTAAAGTTTCAGGTTGAATCCCTGTAATAGCTGGGTATGATCTAAAGTCTGAAGATAGTGGTATTTGTTGATTAGAAGTTAAATATAAAGAAGATAAATCTTTATTTATATTTTCTATTACAGGTATCCAACCTTCATCTGAACTATCTGGTGATTGTCCATTTCTTAAAATTGTAATTGGGTTACCATTATTACCAAACTCTGACCAATTATTTTTATATAAAATATTTTTTGTTTTAGAAGTACTTCCTAAACGTATAGAATTACCAAATCTTCCTTCGAAAATATTATCACCTGTAAAAGGTAATAAAGGGTGAATATCTAATTCTTCTGTAAAAATGCCTCCATTAGTTCCGGGTTCAGCTACAGGAGAATTTAGTTCTATTTCTGTTGGTTCATCAGTTATTCTTCTAATAGACCCAGCCTCAATATTTTGGTATGATTTTTGTTGTTGATTAGGGAGGGTATTATCCTCTATTGAACTTGGATATGCATTATGGTGAGGGTGATTCCAAAGATTAACCGGGTTTAAATAATAATATTCTTGTTTTTTACCACCGGTGCCCATATTTCTACTAGGTAGGCTAAATAATAATACTATTTCATTTACTAATGGAAAGTTTTTTAAATAAGGTAATAAAGGGGTAGCTACTGTTAAATCCTTTTTTTCAAATTGGTTTATAGTAATATCTTCACACATAATAGTACCAATACCATTCCACTCACCATATTCATTAAATTGTGGGTGGAGATTATCTAGTATAATGTCTACTACTCTAACACTAGAAATTAACCCATTCATATTAGGAATTGAAGATCCTAATGTTGGGTTTAAATTACTATTTAAAGCTGCAAATCCTTTTTTATTCATCTTTTTTCTCTTCGAAGTTTTCGTTAAGCTTATCTAATTCTTCCATTAGTTGAGCTTTTTCATCTTCGGTAATTCCATATGAATCCTCGCTGGAGCTGTTATTAAGCGCGCGTTGTATTATAGTTGCCATTTTAATTAGTTGTTCATCGTTACGAACGCCAATTTCCATATATTCTTTAATAAGTGGAACAATTAAAGTAGCATCACCTATATCATTTATAAGTGGTTTTAATTCTGAAATTAAGCCAGAAATTTGTTTTTCTTTCTTTTTTTGGTTATCGTATATTTCACTTAAAATGTCTGAAAATTTTTTCTGCTTAAATACAATATTGTCTAATGATCCCATAATGTTATTTTGTTATAAATATGGATATAGGAAGGGTTTAGAATCTAGTATAACCGTTTTCTAGAAAGAATATATATTGTGATTTAAAAATATCATGAAGTTGATCAGCTATTTTAGTTATTTTAGGGGTTTTTACATCTACCATTTCTCTTATGTAAAT